CTAACTATGCAGAGACAGAAGCTCTATTCAAAAACAATGTGCTCAGAGCTAAACTAAAAGATGGTACTGCTATGTTTTACAACGACAACATACTCGGGAGGTATTATAGAAGAAATTATTGGGTAGACTAAATAAGTGGTCTCGGAAACATTATGAGAATTGATCTAAAAAACTTCTTCAAGTATTACGATGAGAAGTTATCTCACCATCAAGATGCGATTGATGAGTTAGAGAAGGCATTACTTACCGCAGCCCCTGAATTATTAGATGATGCTTCTAAGTGGGTGCAGACATACAGGAACAAGCCAGAACCTAAACCAGAAGTTGCTGAGTTAGTTCTTCCTGTTCCTTATTATCCACAGACTGATAATTACACACAACCCGAAAGAACTTGTAATTCATCTGCCTGTGCTATGGCTCTTGAATATTTTCGCCCTGGTACTCTAAAAGGACCTAAGGGTGATGACGCATATCTACGTGAAGTCTTCTCGGTAGGAGATAGTGTAGATCATTGGGCTCAGACAAAGGTTTTAGCAGAGTATGGAGTCCAGTCGGAGTTTGTTTATAACTTATGTTTTGCTGATCTAGACAGAGAGTTGTCTAAAAAGCGCCCTGTTGTTATTGGTATTCTCCACAGAGGTTCACTCAAAGATCCATATGGTGGTCATATCATTATAGTTATTGGTAAGAACACCAATGGAGATTACATCGTCCACGATCCATACGGTGATCTATACGATGGTTACACTGGTAATGTATACAAAGGTAAGTCTGCTGTATACGAAAAGAGCGTATTGGAAGCTAGATGGACCGTAGAGGGTCCTATGAGCGGCTGGGGGCGTATCTTTAGCGCTAAGGTAGAAGAGCAGAAGAGTGAGAGTGGAAAGCTCCCACAGGCTGGTGTGGAGCTAGTAAAGGAATTTGAGGGGCTACATCAACTAGGTGGTGATGGAATGATCCACGCAATCAGAATCAAGGATGAAAGACTCTATTATGT